ATAACTGTCGTACAAAGTACGCCAAGTCGTGCCGTCGTTAACTTCAAAGTTGTTGCCGGTATGGCGTACTTGTCCGGCTAGGCCTTGTTGCACCTTGCTATTATCTATGTAGATTGCGGCTCCAGTACCGGAGCCAGATACATTCAACCAATTGTTGCTACTGCTACTAATACTGTTGATCATACTGGATACCCTGCTGATAAAAAATCTACGTATTGTTGCACATTGTCACTGATACGTTTTAAATCATACTTGCCACAAAACTTCATGAACTTTGTGCCAATTTGTGGTACTGTTTTGGCGACACTATTTACAGCAATAGTTTCTGCTATCTTGGCTTTAATGTCATCAGGTTGTGCAGTCAGATCAACCAAGACTACATTGCGTTGATAGTCATCTAAGACACGATGTTCCGCCCCATTGTGGTCAGTCCAACGTTGCAACATTAGATTGTTCCACGCGAATCCTTTTTTGTCCCGGTCTTCGTAGGCTTCTTTGAGCCCAACTTTATTTTTACTTCCATTTGTCCTGACGCCAGGGTATGCACTGAATACGTTGTCTGAGGCATCGCCGCGCATACATTTCTCAAATAATATCCAACTTGGATCAGGGATGGTTTTGTTTTCCTTAGTTTTTTTATCTTTGACTGGGGCACCTTTTTTGTCAAATATGCCTTCAATAGTGTGGAGCTCATCTGATATCCCGTTATATTGTTTTACGTTTGGTCCCAGTAACTGATAAAAATCTGTGTCTGAACTTACAATTACGTGTTGATCCTCAGGGTGTGCTTGTATCCATCCTGCCACCAAGTCATCTGCTTCCAAGTTTTCGTGCCGGAGAACAGTACAATTGGACTTTTCTGTGATAAATGTCTTAAGTTCATCAAAACTTTCCCAGAACAGTCGATCTTCTTCGGCTTCTTTTTCTGTGAGTGCGGCACGGGCGACTGCACGGTTTTTCTTGTATGGTTCATAAAAATCCTTGCGCCACGAACGGCCTTCTAAACAGAATACAACATGATCTGCCTTTTGGTCACGAAATGCTTTTGCTACACTACTAAGAGTAACATGTACTGCAAAACCTAATCGGTCCCACGTATCACTTTGTCTATGAGCAGCGTGTCTAGCACGGAAGAATGTGTTTGCGGTGTCTACGATTAAATATTTCATGTCATTATAATAGCATATAATTATCTACGTGTCAATATATCTTTTACCAAATTTTGGTGTAAAAAGTCCGCCCACGCAGCGTGTGCATCTGGTCCAAAATGGTAAGAATTTTCATTAACCGTTTTAAATCCTTGGTTTTTGCACCAATTGAAATAGGTAAAATCTCGATTGTATGGGTAAAGATAATAACCGTTCCAATCTAACATAGCTACGTTATTCCACGGCTCGTAACAGGTAAAGAAAAAATGGTTAATGCCTTCGGATTCGAATTTTTTATGGAAGTTATATATGTATGTATGTGCTTTGTTTTCCATGGGTGCAATATCCATGTCAGCAATCCATTTTTTATAACGTTCCTTAATTGCGTCGGGCCAATCTTCGCCAACACCACCGGCGTTTACTTGCCAGTATATATCATCGTACAACCATTCTTCACGTTCCCAAGTGCTCCATCCAATTATTACCAAGTCAGGTTTGTAATTGTATTTTAAATAGTTTTCTGTTGTTCTAATTATGCGACCATTACTGCTGGCAGATTCGGCATCACAATGCAGAATAGCACCCAATTGATTTGCCAGCTGGCACCCGTAGCTAACACGTTCGTTGTCAGGATGTGGTTTACGTCCTAATCCCCAATACAATGGATCGTCAATTGCAAAACAATAAGGATTTACTGCTTCGGCACCGGCACTATGGCTATCTCCGTTTACATATAAAATCATATTTTCAATAAAATAAAACTAATCAATTCGGGCTGGGTAACACGTAAAACTGTGTCGCCCTTGCTGGCTCTTACTTCCCAGTCTTGGCCACCAATTCGATTGTGTAAATAAAACTTTCGCGGTCCAATGTACTGACTGCATACATCAGCCAACTGTTTGTATCCACATTTGACTATTATTTCAGTCATTAACTTATTTCAGTTCTTCCGCCACCTAGGTCACGTTTGTCCATTACTCTAGGTCTACTGTCGTAAGGTTGATTGGCTTCCCATTGTTCGAAATTTTCCATAGCGACGTTTCTGCAGACCTCCTGGAACCAGCGATCAACGATAGTAGCATCTTCTTCATTGGCTTTTAATTGATAACCAGCACGTACTAGATTAGAAACAAATTTATCGTTCCAATCAAGCTCAAATGCACCATTGCCAATGTTGTCGGGATCTAATTCTACTCGCAGTATAGCAACATATGGTTCGCCTTTTTCGTTAGCAATTTCTTTATCAGTTTTTTTAACTGTGCGAACTTTTTTTACTGTTTCTTTAACAGGTTCTACAGTTTCAATAACTGGCTCTGTTTTCTTTTTGAATTTATCAAATATTCCCATTTTCATCCTCTTTGATTTCTAACCATGTGTGATCGCCCATGTATTTAACCTGGCACATATAGTCATAGTTTACTGGTTTACCTGAACTCCAATCATTGGGCCCATGACTGGTTAGTATAGTCTTTTGTTTACGGGTATCAAATGCTAGCCAATAACATTGCCCCATTACAATTTGAAATTGATATTCGGCTGCATACACAAGATCTGTTACATCAAGTCTACGCTTGATATCATCGGCTTGTTTTTGCAATACTCGAACCAATTCCATAATACGATCATATTCTTGCTGGGCATACATCCTGGCATGATTGATCATTATGTCTTTTTGTTTTTCAACAGGAATCAAATCAAACTTAGGACCACCAGCTTCAGTAGCATAGGTGCTGACATTACGATTAAAGAACGCAACCACAGTATTACCTGTAGTTGAATCATAACTTTCTCTACCTTTGCTTATATTGCTCATATTATCGTTTCAACAACCACATTAGGTGTTCTTTGGCATCGTGCCATCTATATTCCCATACGGGAGATCCAGGTCCGGTCCATACAGCAGCGCCAACAAATCCTCGTTTGAGCCAGATACGTTTTTGGCTTAAATCGCAACGTTGTGGTGTTAGTGCAAAACGTTCTTCCCATTCGGCTCTGCGATAAAACGCATCATCTCTATCATTGTCCCAAATACCTGCCATGGCTCGCTTTCCTATATATCCTGCACCCATCATATTATATCCAATGTTGTGCTAATACCATTATGCTTAACCAAAGCCACATTGTGTTAAATCCTACTAGAGTTGGCAATGCTTTCTTGCTACTTGCCCAAATTAACGTTGCACTTGTAAGTAAAGTGAGATAATAAAATTGCCAAATGTTAATTCCAAAAATCAAACCAGGAATGAGAATGATTGCTTTGGCAGTCCAGGATAAAAATTCGATAATATTGAAATCTGTCCAATATGCTTTTGTAAACCACATTGAATAGCATTCCATAATCTTAGACCATGAGATATATGTGTATAGTCCTGCTATCATTACAGCCCATACACCAGTTGCCCAAATTATTTGTTCTATAGTCATATTAAGTTCCCCACTCATTTTTAAATAAAGGCACTTGCAATCTATCACTGTAACGCCATCCACGTTTCATTGCGGCTAGTGCTACATTCCGTGCGTTTAAGTTGTAAACATTTTCAACACCGCCCACTGGCATGATATAGACGTGTCCCTTGAATCCCACGTCTTTAAATTCTTGTGCGGCACGTTCAGCATCTTCAATGTCTTGCTCGGTAGCTACAACAAATTTTAGATAAGCAGTTCCGACATCTTCATATTCGCAAACAATCTCAGGTTGAATAGCTTCCTCCCACTTCTCGCCACTGGCAGGCAGTTTGGTACTTACACTAAATGTAATTTCTCTATTTTTCCATCTAGCCCACTCTTGCAAATATTGTTTAAATTCTGGAGTTAACTTTTGAGTGCCATTGGTCTCAAATGTGATTTCTTTTAAGCCTGCCATTTTAGTATGATCCAATAAGTCTGGATACGCACGTTGCCAACCTAACAATGGCTCGCCTCCTGTGATAACAAGGTGCTCATCGAGCCAGGTATTGTATGGGAGAATTTGCATGATTCTATCTGCGATGGCGTCTGTTGTGAGCATTGGACTAAGTTCTTTAAAATCAGG